TAATATACGAATCTTATTTTGATTCACCAACATTTTGTTGTAGGGGACCGAAGTTATCTACCAACCAAAAATCAGTATTACGAATCATTCCTCCTAAACTATCTTCGTTGTAATAAGACATAAAAGATTTAGAATCTAGATTTGGCACCCCTGCTTTAATAGACTCATCCAATAAGATTTTATCATCTACATCTAACATAGGTTTAGCTAGATCCATGATGATAAAGTTTTTACGTAAATCATCCTCAGTCATTACTATTCTTGAGTATATAACATTTTCTTTTAACTTTTTACCTGCTATATCAAATATATCATCTAGTGTAAGATGTTGAGTTTGAAGTTCTGGGAATAGTTTGAATAGTTTTTTAGGTCCTAATCCCTTAACACCTGCTACTTTATCACTAGCATCTCCCATCAGTACTTTATATAAGATAAAGTTTTCTGCTTTTAAACCAAACTTTTTAAATACCATAGCATCTGTGTAGAAGTTTTTTTCAATAGGTCTGTATACGATTATATTATCGTTTACTAGTTGTAAAAAATCCTTATCTGATGATACAATAATACTACGCCCGTTATATTCTTGGTCTATAACTTGAGCTAAGTGTGAAATAACATCATCGGCTTCTACTTTAGCCATCGATATTACTTTAACTGGTAGGTGTTTTAGATATTGGATCAGTCTTACTATTTGATCCACTTTAGCATCATGTTCTTCATTTACCGACTCAAATACCTCCCAGTTTGTTATTCGTTGTAAATTTCTACCTGATTTATATTCGGGGAGTAAGTTCTTCCTATTTGTGGATGAACCTACTCCGTCAAATACAACATAAACACTGGTTGGTTGGGTTTGCCTTATCAGGGCACCTAAAGATCTTAAAAACCCTCCTAAACCACCAACGTGTATACCTTGGGGGTTTACAGCATTGATCATTGCGAAGTTTCTAAAAAATAGATTTAAGCCATCTATCATTAATACTCTATCGTTTGGAGTGGAATCTAATACGATCCCATCCTCCTGGACATCGTCCAAGAGGGATTTTAGATCTTTATTCATAGTTTTTGTTTATTGTGGTTCTTGCTCAAACATCGCCATAGGAGATGCTGATTCGTTTTCTTCAACTATATCAAACTCTTCACCACCTAACTGAGCAGCCCAACTTTTGGCATAGTCAGTTTTATATGTTTTTAGAGCTTTTTCATCATCATCAATAAAACCATGTGGAGTCATAACAATACGACCTCTAGTGGTTACACCATTGATGTGATTTTTGTCTATTTGAAGATTTACACGTTTAGCAAACTCAACTTGTTTACCATCTTTAATAGCTTTGATTTTGGAAGTACCAGCATTTGTAATATTACCAAAAGTAATAACTAACGTTGAATCATACCACATAGACATACCACCTTTATTTTCCATCTTAGGTTGACCCATAGGGGATGCTGGTTTTGATGTCCATACTTTATTAATACAAACTAAGGTATTGGTGTATGGGGATGATTCTTTACGAGATAAGGTAATACGTTGATTAACACCATTACCAAACTGAGTTGACATAGCACCTGCGTTCCACTCGTTATTATTTTTATTTGATTTTAAAGACATCTCACAAGGTACAGATCCAATACTATCCCATAGGAATAATAAATCATAAGGTAAGTTACCTTTCTTTTGTTCGTCTATTAAATCTAAAATAAAACCTGCTACACCTTCAATACTATGAATAGTTTCTCGGTCGGCGTATAGGAAGTTTCCTTCATAATCTACTACTTCACCATTATCATCTTTGATTTCTTCAACTTGGAGACCCATCATACGTGCGTGTTCCCAGTTCCATTTCATCTCAGTAATAATAAATACTGGAAGTATTTTACGTTTTTGAGCTTCAACTGCCGCTTCAATAAGTGCTGTTGTTTTGCCTGTATCTGAATGTCCTCTTAGTAACACAATATGACCCATAGGAATACCTGGAATCGATGTTACATCCTGAAACGCTTGTGATAATGGTAACCACTGTTGTTCTTTAAACTTAGAGTTAGATGATAATCCTTTCTTAGTTTTAAAAGCGTTTAAGTTAAAGTTTGACTTCAGTTCAGCAGATGCTGCTTCTGTTAGTGATTTTTTCTTTGCCATTTATTATTCTTCAAAAAGTGAATCAAATTTATCTGTTTTCGCTACTTTAGCCTTTGATGTATCTGCTTTGTAGTTACTTTTATTGTCATCCCAAGGTAAATCGTTAAATTCCTTAGTGGATGAATTTGATGTCATCTCAAAGGGAGTGGGAGCTTCTGATGAAATGGTACCTTCACTTTGATTATCACTTTCAGGTTCTAAATAACGACGCAACGCATCCTTCATCTCATCAAAAGTATAGTTCTTAAACTGCTCTAAAGGATTAGGTTGTGTGTTTAACCAAGTTTCAACTTGTGTCGCATCTTCACTTAGTGGAGAGTTTTGACGTTTAGCTCGGATTGATGTTTTATTATATTGAGTACCTGTTGATTCTGGTCCTACTGTTTCAGCAGTAAAATCTAAACCACCTGTTACATCTGTAAAATCACCAATCTCCTCATCAGTAGCCATCGCTAATAACTCAGTATAAATCTGTTGACCAAATCCCCATAGACGTACTCCTTTATCTTCTTCACCTCTTACTACTACAGGTGCGAAAATACGATTTTTAGCTCTTAACTTACGTGCTAAATCGAAGTTGGATTTGTCGTTTGAATCATACAACTTTTGTACAAACTCAGCGATTGGATCCTTACCACCTGTATTTAGGGGTGAAATCATTACCTTGTTAGTAATACCATAATAAAACTTAAGTTCTGAAAATGGGTTGTCTGGAGTGTACTTTGATGGTACTAAACGGATTTGTTGTTTTCCTACTGTTGGTTTCCAAAAGATTGTTGTGTAGTCTTTCTTCTCACCTGTGTTACGATTTTGAATCGTATCTAATTTACTTTTTAATAAATCTAAATTCATATAACTATTATTTAATGTTTATGTATGCTATAATATACAAAGGCCCCCTATGGGAGCCAAATTATTTGTATGTTTTTTGTATTTATTTTACTTCAATAATACGATGTATTTTCGTATTTAATTGTTTTAACTCGTTATGTTGAGTAAGTAATATACAATTTCTATAGTGATTCCAATCTATGGGAAACTTGGTATCAACTACCCCGCCGTTTAACTTTTTAATCAACTCGTTTAGAGCATTTATTGTATATAGTGTATTACTATCTTTTTTTCTATGTACCAGAATAGTGTTTTCTGGAATTGAAGTTACGTTACCATGATCGATATTATAACTAATAACTAAATCGTCAGTGCCTACTATTTCTAGAGCAAATATTTTATTGTATAATATGTTATAAGTTGAAGTAATCCCAGAGACTAAGTCATCTATATTTTCGCGTGTGGTAAAACTAACTAGTAGTTTGTTGTTATAACCCATCGTTATATCTTCTATTGTATTATAATCAAAACCTGTGTTGGTTGATTTGTTATACATATGGGTTTCTTTAGGTAAAGTTGTAATCATAACCTTTTGTTTTAGTGTGTTATCGTCATATATTATTATATGACTCATATTAATTTATTTCATATTTTCATAATTCTTACCTCTAACTTCTGATATGTTAAGTTTGTATTTTAAAAACACATCTTTTATTAAAGGTAATAACTCACTTTCTTCACTACTATCAAAATCAAATAAAAAACTATCGTACGTGTAGTGGATTAACTCACTCTTATATTGGGTAAATATACGAAAAATATCCCATAAGACCAAGGTATTCTGTGATGTTTCGACCTCTTGAAGTAGGTAATTAAATAGTTTATTACTATTCATATTCTCTAACTTATCCCTATAAAATCGATATTGGGAGATGGGTGTTTCGATATAACCTTCATTTTGAAACTGATACCATAGTTTATCCATAAACGTTTGTAAATCTCTAAAGAAGGGTAAATCCTTATATTCTTTAAATATACCTCCATAGAGTTGTTTAAACGTTAATTCCTTTGCTTTGTTTCTATCCACCTTATACATTTCTGCAAAATGAGTATGAATATCAGAGGTGGGGAAATTATAATCAATAAGATTAGCTGCAATAGAAGGATGATAAGCAATAACGTCAAGCTCAATGAATTCATCGTTTTTAGGTATAAAACATCGTCTTTCACCATTTTTCTTATTAAGTGCTGCATAATTTACTCCTTTAAACTTATTTGATGGTCTTGTAGTGGTAGTGTTGAGGTTGAATTGGGTGTGAACAGTATCTGCTTGGGTAGGGTAAAAGTGTTGGCTGAATAGTTCGGGATTGATACCGATCCCTGTCCGTTCGATAGCGTTGAATACCACACTTGTTTTAGTGTTATAGAACTCATAATATGGTGTTTTTTCTTGGTGTATTAGTGGTTTAACTTCGTTATATATAGACTCACACCACTCGTAATGTTTTACTAGAGGTACAAGTGTATTTATGTTATTTAGTTTATGGTATTTACGATACATTATATCGTAAGTTGGAATATTTGGTAAGTCAATATTACTAGGAGGTAATAAAATATCCTCTAGGTTCTGTAAAATAAAGTAGTGGAGAAGTTGTTTTTTGTTTTTACAATATAAAACGTCAAACTTTTGTAGGATTTTATAAACCCAATCTTTTTCAACATTTATAGCTTCGCTATGTGAGGTACATAACATAAACCCTTTTGATGCTTCTAATGGTCTAATATAAACAGCACATAAATCGTTTATGGATGGATGTATTCTATCGTTGTTGGAGATGATTTCAATATATGCCTTTTTATAACCGCTGTTATAAAACGTTTTAAGCTGCTCTAAATCCTCTATTAACCAGTACACTTGTAACCTTTTTATTTGCTACAATATACGTCATTTTTTTGGATAAACAAACTTACCTTTGAATGAGTTTACAAAGCCTGGTAGTTGTTGTTTATTTTGAATATCTCTAGCTGTATTAAGATTCGCTTCAAATACCTCATCATCGTTTCCTTCTAATCTCCAGATCATAGTAATAGGAGTGTATAGTTGAAATAGGATTTGGTTAGATTTAGTTGATAGTTGTTTAAAAGTATCCTTAGATATTTCAAAATATACTTTTTGGTTTGATTTTTTAGTAAAGTAGCGAGATGCTTGACCTAAACTTAAATCCTCTTGAGTTGGGGTAAATAAGTGTTGTTTAGGAACTTGACCAGGTGTTTTATTTACTATTTTAGATGGATAGTTAACTGTCCATTCAGTAGTTGTATTTAGTGGGGTTTGTTCTACTGGTTCTGATATAGGTAATAGGGGTATTGAAGGTTTATCGTTTGGAGTTTTACCACTAAAAACACTACCATCTGATGTTTTCCAATATGATCCAACATATGGTAAACCATTGTCAGATCTTGAAAAATCCCCTCCATTCGAAAATAGATCTGTTTTTATTTGTGATTTAGGATAGTATCGCATTATGTGTTATTACTTATTTGACCGAAAGCATTAAAACCTGATGTTGAGTTTGGTTCTTGTAGGGGGCCTTGTATTTTAGGGGGGGTTGGGGGTTTACCATCATCCTTAGG